CTTACGCTGCGTCATGGCCATATGAAGTGCGTCCTCGCTAGATGTACCAAATCCGTCCATAATAATGTCATCAATCTTGCCGCCCGCAAACCGATCCAAGTTCGTGCCACTTGCTTCGTTTGCCAAGTTGATATATGTCATGTATCCCGCTATGTACCGAAAAGCCCCTACATTCATGACCATCTTCACATTCAACGTGCGGTACCTCATGTACGCATAGCCTGCGATGCGCGCAGAAATTGCGCTCAGACTGAGAAAATCGTATAGAGGGTTGTATCGCAGAGACAAAGTAGCACCCTCTGCGAGAGTGCCAGTATACATCATAAATGGCCGTGCCAAATATGCACCCAAATTCAATTCCGAACAAGGAGCCTGCCCCTCTGAGTCTATCCAGCCAAGCGCTTCAGGGATGACTTCATCGTCAAAGTCCACCAAACCTTGCAATGTTAGTGGTGGAGTGTGCATCCATCGTGGCACTTCACATGGCAAAGCAAACTCCAAATCGGCACCTCCCTCAACGAATGTCACAATGTACACCTTGGAAGTCGTAGTGGCTGTGCTTAATGGCACAAGCACATCCAGAGACCAGCCACCGTTCGATCGCAAATCGATCACTGTAGAAAACGCGGACTCTTGATAGGCGTCCATACGAGGAGGCGCATGTGCAGCTCCCAATGAGGGAGTCAATGGTCTATTTGTGGCTAACCAGCATCTGTCCTGTAAATACGGTATTTCCACTTTGACCTCGGTGTAACCATCAACATCAATAATCTTGGTCAAGACGCGCCCTTCTCGAATAGACAATGGCACTCCGCTTGGATCCCAGGCAAATCTCAACCTGCCCTTGTGGTACCCAGATAAACCATAGACCTTAAAAGTGAAAACAATGGATCCACGCCAAAAAGTAAAGAAATGATTAAGCATGGTCATTGGTGCCATGGTGAGGAGATTCAATGTATACGTAGCAGTTCCCACGGACTTCTTTGACGTATGATAAAAGTTCGGATTGACCTGCCCCTTCAATAGTGAGACAGTTGAACCAGTAGAAGAAGCCCACTCACGTCGACCCAAGTAAACACGCTTGCGTTTTAGAAACGCTATTGACAATTGGTCAGTTGAGCCAAACCCATAACGCTCCCCAGATATCTCCAATTCACATCCCGTCGTTAAACTGAGCTTCTCCATCGGTGAGCTAATCTGAGAAGTGGATGTACCAAACATCATGTGTGGTCGCATCATGCTAGCTGAGGCTTGTAATGGTGGGTTGGAAAAGCCAAATAATGAAGCCAATTCCATAGATCCATTCAAAATCAAACTTGTGGCTCTAATACCTCTACCTAAGAAAGGGATTCTGCTCAATAGTGCACCGGCATATCTAATCGCTTTTCGTACAGGTCGTTCAACCAGCTCGGTTTCACCAGACGCCTCCTCAGCTTGCATCTGGGGCTCATGGCACAAATCAAGAACTCCCATATATTTAGTACAATTCGCTCCGAGGGTACCACTATTCGCATGGCTCCTCAATCGCCAAAGCTCGAACCACTCATCATAAGTACGGAACGTTGGTTTTAAATCATAAATAATAGCACAACGTTTTGCCAGCACCATGAACTCATCAAATGCTTTGACTCCGTGCATACTCATCTCAAATGCGGCACTTGTGAGCGTAGCAGCCATCTGCTGGCGTGCGCTTAAAGTCTTCGAAGGGACGCACACTAACAAACTCTTGCTAATAGAAGACAGTTCCAAAGGTGCGCTCACACATAGTCGCTTAGTTTCACCCAACATGACGTACAAACCGTGGTGAATAAAATTACGCTTGACAAAGCCCGTCGTTGAAAAATCCAATTTGTAGGGCGCAGCGTCGGCGTTCTTCGAGCCGTCTGTAAAGACATCACCAAATTCCTCCAATTTCGCGCGTATTGTGTGCAAGTTAAACCAATCCTTCCATTCAAATGGGATGCCCAAAGTATTGTCATCGCCATACGTCGCGACCACCACACGAAAGAAATCAACCAACTCGACCCCAGCTGGACGTAACAAACCAAACACAACGAATAACTTAATCAAAACAGCGAACCCATTTATGTGTACTGTCAAGCTATGACCAGACGGATTCGTTCCAAACAATTGCAGCAAAACACCAAAATAAACCATGACAGGATGAGCAACCGATGCAGCTATATTGCGCATTATAAGCAGATCAACGTGACCATAAACGCCATGTACACGAGCAACTTCTGTAAATAGCCAAAATGCACACAATACAACGACTGGC